TATTACGTTCTAATATATTTGGTTGTATTAATATACCAGATAACACATCAGCTCGAGCTGGTAATAACTGTTCTAATTGTCTAAAAAATGATAAATCAAATAAAGTAAATATTTTAATATATGCATTAATATCATTTCTATCTGTATATTTTTTCCAATAATCTCTAGCAGCTTGTATTAATCTAGGATATGATTTATCTTCAATTTCACCAGGATCTCCTATATATTGATCTAATTCAGTAAAGCCGAATTGAGATATAATATCTTCATTAATCATTGTTTGTGGAGAAAAATATATTCCAAGTTTTTTACTGTCTAATGGAGCTTTGTCAAATTGACTTCTTTCTGCTCTTGTTTTTGGATCTAATGTTCCAATTAATTCATTATCTTCAATACGAATTTTATTATCATCAAAAGTTCCAGCTGCCATCGAAATTCCATCATAATAATATGTTTCTTCAATTGAATCATATGGTATATCATTAGTCCATGATGCAAATGATGCTGATATATTTGATGAGTTTGGTTCTACCCCTAACAAACTACTAGTAACAGAATGATCAATTTTTTCTGTTAAAGGAAGTCTAAAAACTAATTCATTATATGTATTTATATTACCATCATATGCAGCTGGTGCTTTAACATGATTAGTAAATGCAGAATCTTCTAAACTACAAGACCATAATCTTAATTCTTGTAATTGTCCTTGTAATCGATTTACTCCTCCAGTTCCCCCTAGAACTATTGATCCAGAAAAATCAAATGAACTAACAGCTGAAGCAGTTACTGTGGCTACAATTTTTCCATGTTTTGATTTTTTTGTTATTAATTCTAAATCAGTTCCAGACGTTCTTAATAATGTAGTTAAATATCCACCATCAAATAATTCAATTTCTGCAGAACCAGTACCATTTATTTGCATTGTACCCATAGTACCACTACTAAAATCTATATTAACTGTATTACTTCCTATAGTAAATAAATTCATTGTACTAGGCATAGCAGGATTAGTTAAAACATTATCAGTTCTAAATCTAAGTTCAACTGAATTAATGCTTTGCGAATAATTTGTTATTACTGTACCTGATGTATTAGTTATTAAATCTAATGCATAATCAAAATTTAATTTTTCATATATAGGAGCTCTGTCTAATCTAGGCCCTCCATACTCATTTATACTTATCATGGATTGAGGAATACCATAACATGATAATAATGCTTGTACACTACGTTTAGTACCCTTAGACTTTAATAATAACGGTAAGTTATTAATAATTCTTCTCCATACAGTATATGTTTGATTTTGACCAGATATTGCAGCTTCTCCAATACTATTTGATCCAGTTACTGGTATTCCTGATTCATCTGTTCCTAATACATATTGCCATAAATCTTGATTTTGTTGTCCATTAGTTAATGACCATCCAAATTGTTTTGCTACAGAATATAATAATTCATTTGGCATTCCTAATTTTGGATTTTCTTCTCTTTTGTGAATATGATTCATGTGTTTGATATATGTATATAGTATATCATAATGATGTCCTAACATACTAACAAACGAAGTTAAAGATACATTTTCACTATCAAATCTAACAAATTCTGGAATAGTATATATTAACGAATTCATATTTCTGTCATCATATAATGATGCAGAGTCATATACGCCATTAAACCATGTTGTAAATTCACTACTAGAAACAGGATATAATGTATATGGGTATGTAGATTTAGATTTAGGTATAGGAGTTATATAACTACCAGTTATTTCAGTAACATTTGGAGATACTGGAATTATATCATAAGTTGTTAATTTTGAAGAAGATTCATAATATAAAAACTTTTCAAATTCATCAAAGCCGCCTATTAAATTATTACGTTGCGTATTAAAATCAGATATATTTGTAGTTGCAATCGATCCTGATAGTGTAGATACTGCATTACTTTGTGATGTATAAAATTCTAATAATTCTAATTTATATTTTATATTATTTAATCTTTCAGTTGCAGAACTATAAAATACAAAATTATTAAAATCAGAATAATCAATATTTAATTTAACACCACTTAAACTACCAGAAAAATAACTATCAATAATTTGTTGCGATGTTTGTACAGATGACCCTAATAAGTCTGTCCAATTTTTTAAATTTGTTTCTGACGAAATATCAGCAGCTGCATTTGCTTGCCAATTCGGACTAGATAATTTATTAAATGATCTTTTAGAAAAAATTGAAGATATAAAAACTGTATCTATATATGGATTTTTTTGTTCTTCTACTACCCAACATTTAAAATCTACTTGATATTCTGTTGATAATGGTTGATCTAATTTAACATATAAATATTCACCAATAACTACACTATTAACAAATGTTATACATTTATTTTGACTAAAATTTAATAAATATGATTTATAATATCCTTGTCCTGTTTGATTAACAGTTTGTATATAATTTGTTATTTGTTCTAAAAATTCTGAATTATTGTCATTAATAGCCCGTAAACGTAATTCGGTTCTATCCGGAGAAATTTCATCAATTCTTAAATGTTGTTTACCATAACTACCAATTAAATTTTTAAAAAAGTTTAATACAATACGATATTGACCTGTATTAATTTTTAAATCTTCAAATTGTTTGTATATGTCAATTGCTATTGGACTATTTAAATTAATTGATTTTTTAGTATCTTTGTCTCGATATTCTGGAATCTTTGATTGTATATTTACGTTATGATTACCAGTAATCCATGTGGTATTTGCATATACATGTAATTCAATTTGTTGTCCGGAGTCTTGTTTTAAAATATCTGAATTAAAAAATATTTGTTCATTTGCGTCAAAATCTAAAAATTCAGTTTTGCTTTTAGAAATACGTTCCGCAGAGACAGATTTATCTGCAGACATTATTTGATCGATATTTTTATATTGATTTAACATTATATTTCTCTATTCCATTCATCAACATTTTTAGATGCATCTGTTATAGACCAATATGTTTGAGCTGCGTTTATTGTACTATATTTATTAGGATCATTAATACCAGCTAATGCTGTTATACTAAATGTATCTCCTACTTCAAATTCTGAATTTGCAATCACTACGTCTTTATATGCATTTTGTACTTGATATTGTGAAATTTTACCTCCGCCAGCATATGGATTATCAAAATCAAAATATTGTATATAATCTCGTTGTAAATATTTATCCGGACCTGATCTTGATATATAAAAATATGTTGTATTAAAATCTGATGCATCACTGTCGTATCTAAAATTAATTTTTATACGAAATCTTAAATCAACTCCAGAATCTTTAATTTGTTTAGTTATATAATAATTATTTGGCCGTTTTTGAATTTGTCCTTCTTCTAATTCATTTATTAAAATACCAGAAGCAATTCCTTGCCCTGTTGGATCAGAAAGAATTTTTCTATTTTCAGATGGTTTATATCTTGCATATATAACATCTTCAGATTCTTGTTCAACTGTTAAATCTAAATCTAAATCTATATCAAGATCATCAGTGTCAACAATTCTAGTAGTAGCAGGAAATTTAAAATAATTAAATTGTGTGTCTATAACTTTTAAAACAGACTTATTTAATATTCTTGTAGAAGCTGGTTCTATTATTAATAAAGGATTATCTGTAGCACTTTCTTGTAATTTAATATTACCAGCTTGATCTCTAGGAATTATATTATTATTATTTGATTGAAAAGTTAATCCATTTTTTTGATATTTTGTTTGAATTTCAAGAATTCTTGGATCTTTTTCAACAGATCTACCAACTGCCTGTTGCACTGTTTTTTGTACAACTTGTTTAACAGACTGTTTTACTAAATTAGCTTTAAAATTTTTTCTTTTTGCCATTATCTAACTACTTTAAAATAAATCTGGTCATCAATATATTCTTCTGTGATTCCATCTTTAATTTTAAATTCTAATCGATAATATCTTTCTGGCATAAAACTATTCATATCAACTGTTATAAAATTACTAGTAGAATCACAACTTACTTTATTATAAATATCATCAAAAGGAATTATGTATTCATCTGTAGC